TACGTGCATCTGCTCTTGCATTTGTAAAGTAAAGATTACTTGAACCTTCTGTTAACGTATCTGTATTTGAGTGTCCAGGATCTCCTGGTACCCAAGCACTACCACTCCATTTTAAAGTTTTATTTGTTGCTAAACCTGTTGTGTCTACATCTGATAATGCATTAATACTTGCCGCCGCTATTCTGGCATCAGCTCTTGCGTTTGTGTAATATAAATTAGATCCTTCAGATAAATCTGCTGTTGATTTTGCACTAAAGCCTGCATTTACTCTTGCATCTGCTCTTGCATCTGTATAATATAAATTTGTTGCTTCTGGAATATCTGCTGTTGATACTTGGTTTGAACCTGTACCAAAATCAATCATTGTATCTTTGACTGAATCTGCCGCTAAACTAATTGTGCCTGAAATTGTACCTGTTGTTGTTATGTTTTTATTGCCTAAATCCCAACCACTTGTTTTATAAACAAGACTTGCAACGTTAGATCCACCTGATTCAATAACAATTCCTGATCCACTTGCGTCAAGATTTCCGCCTTTGTTTAAAACAATTCTGTTATCTTTAATATCTGTATCTGTTGATGTCGTTGATATTTGTGATCCGGATACTTTTAAATTACCCGTTACAACTAAATCATCTGCTTTAATTACTGCTTGATCGGCCATTTTATAATCTCTCTTTTACTATAGTTATTTAGCAGAATTGGCCAAAACGTATTATGTGCTGTTATAAAGAAAAACCCCCGAATTTCTCCGGGGGTTTTAATATTTTTATTTCACTTTTGCGTAAATGACTTACACAAATGCCGCGTTAGCAATCGCAATATTTGATAGGTAGTCTGCTGAATTACCAAGTGATGACGCTGTGTTTGTTAACTCAACGTAACCGTATCTTGTCATGAAGCTTACTACTGGCTCAAATGTTGACGGATCAACAATAACGCCTGAAGACATAAGTGGGATGTACGGACAATAGAATGCCGCCGCATCAACTTCACCTGCACCTTTGTAACCAATTAAAACTGGTGATGAAGATGAAAGATATGAGTTAACATATACTCTCATAGCACCGTTTAATGTACCTACAAATTTAGTGTTAGTTGGAGCTTCAAACGTACCTTCAGTTGTTCTTGCGAACGCTGAAGTTGTAGCTGATTGTAAAATTGTCAAAGCTTCTGGAGAAACAACAGCCCAGTTAGCCGCGCCTCTTCTTGTTCTTTGTGCAATTAAGTTTGATTGTTGGTTGATTAATACAGCCAACACCGCGTGTCTGTCACCTACATAGTGAGGTGTACCAGTGAACGAACCGTTCATATCGAACGTTGCACCTGCAGTACCTGATAGTGATGTTAGTGAAGAAAGAACTTCTTGGTCGATCTCAGCCGTAATTTCTTGTGCTAATGCCGCCATTACTTCTGCTTCTACATCTAAACCATGCATAGCTGATGCGTCTTGTGCCGCTTCAAATGTCCATCTTGCAGATAGCTTTCTTGTTTTAGCTTCTACAGTTTGTTTTAAGATTTGAATTGACATTTTATTTCCTGCTTCACCTTCTAATGATGAAGTAGATGAACCTGCAACTGGTGACGCCGTTGACGCACCTGGGTTCGAAGAATATGATCTTGCAATTTCGAATGGAGAAAGTGCTTCAGCGCCTGCTGTTACACCGTCTTTTGAATCTGCATATCTTACTCTCATAGTGTGAATTTGACCTACTGGACCAGTCATTGGTTGTACACCAACGATTTCGTTAGCGATTACAGTTGGCATCACACGTCTAATTATTGGAAGAATTACTTTGTTTAAAGCCGCAACGTTACCGGCACCTGTAGCACCTGTTGTCGCTGACTCAGCCAAGTAGTTCTTAGTATTCTCAAGAACAGTCTCCATTGATTTTGCTCTTTGGCCTGATAGGCCTTCCATCAATGCAGATTTTGTTTCTGTCCATTTTTCTGTGATTACTTTATCAGTCATTTTAATTAACTCCTAGACCTGCTAGTTTTTTAAGTTCAACAATCTCACCAGATTCTGTATTAGTTTCAGAAGGTGTTTCTCTATTACCAGTTACCTCTGTTACTGATTCAGTAACAATTGTTTTATTTGAAACAGCTGGTGCTGATTCATTTAAAACTGCTGGTAAGTATTTGTTAAACTGTTTTTTTAAATCGCTTGTTTGTACAGATTCAAGCAATTCATTCATTACTCGACGCTTGTCTTTAGACAAAGATGACGTCAACTCTGTAAGAGTTTTTTCACGTACATTTTTATCTTCAGCAATTCTTAATTTAGTTTGAACTGCTTCGATTTCTGCGTCTTTTTCTTTAATCTTAGATTCTGCTTCAGTAGTATTCACTGATACAGTTTCTAATTCTTTTTGAAGTTTTCTAACCTCTGTACCTTCGGCTAGATGAGAAGACATATACTCGCCCGCGAACGCCTCAAAAACTTTTCTACCAAAATTGTTTTCTTTAGCAACTTTGATATCATCTTTAAGTTGTGATAATTCGCTAGTAAGTGATTTTTCAACTGCTTTCTCAACAACACCAGCCGCTTTAGTAACAAAACGTTGTTTAGCGTCAGCGATAAGTTTTTTACCTTCTGATACTAATTTAACTTTTTGTTCTACAACTGCTTTTTTGTCGTTTTCGAATTCAGTTAACTCTTTTGCTAATTGTTTAACAACGAAGTTTTCCAATTTAGCAAAATTGCTTTGCAAATCTTTCTTATCTGCGTGTAGTTCTTTTACTTCTTTAGCTAATTGTTCAGCAACAAAATTGTCTACTAAACCTAAATGTTTATCAACATTAGTTTTGTAAGCAACTCTTTCTGCCGCCAATGCGTCTTTGTCAGACTTAAATTCTTCCATTTCTGAAACAAGTCTGTCAGTTAACATTTTATCCATAGCTTCAACGATTTGACCCTTGTCACTTTCGTAACGTTGAGCAAATTCATCGCGAAGTTCAGCTGTGATCTCTTCTCTGGCTTCATCTAATTTCGATTTCCAAGTTTCTTGAATTTGAGTTTTCAATTCTTCTGAAATTCCATCTTGTTCAAGAATCCCTGTAAAAATATCTGCCATGAGTAGTTCTCCTATAACTTCAGCTCTTTTATTAACTTTGTCATCTCTTCTTTGAGATAACGTTCAGCCCTACGATCATATACTGAATCAGCGCCAAGACCATAAATTCGTCTGCCGCCTCTCATGTTCATAAGACCTTCGTATATTGCTTTCGGATAAGCATCTGGAGCCGATGGCTGAGCTACAATATCTACAGTAACGATTTCAAAATCAGCAACTTGTCCTGATTCGTTTACGTTTCCTGTACCTCTTGAACTTACACCTAATTTCGCTCCACTTTCCAAAAGTGTTTTAACAATGTTCCCCATTGGGGTTGGTAAAATTTTAAGTTTACCAATTCCATTCGGACCGTCCATCCACATACTTTCAATCATATGCGATACACGATCCAAATTTACTGTTAATTCTTCAGGATGATCGGCTTCACCAAGAACTGACAAACCACCTTTAAGTCTTTCATCAATTGAGTTTACTGCCTTTTGAATTTCATCTAAAGGATAAACTCTTTGATTTTGGTTTTTCACTCCGCCTTGGATAAAAACACCTTTCATGTATAAGTTTTTCTTATCACCTTCGCCTTCATTTATAATTTGAATGTTGGCTTGGTCAAAAGTTAAACTTTCTAGTAACGGTTTTACCATATTGACGATCTCCTAATCTCTTTTACTTTACTATTCAACCTTATGCACTAGCTTTTGGTTTTGGTGCAGGTGCTAATTTAGCCTTCTCCTGTTTTGGACTGTCTGGATTGTCCTTAACAGCAGGTGCTTTACCGCCCGCTTCTTCGCCACCTTGAGCAATGTTACCAGCGTCGCCGCCCATATCATTTTTTGATGCAACTGGTGATTTAGCATTATCAGAACCATCTGAATGGCTAACTGCCACTTTTGATAATTCAGTTGCTTCTTCTAAATCTTCAGCGTCTTTTGAATCTTCTTCTGAACCTTCAGTAGCAATTTCGTCTGCAACTTCAACTGACTCTTCTGGTGCAACCATTGGCATTTCTGCCGGTGCTTCACCTTCTAAATCATCTGCCGCTTCTTCTGAATCGCCTTCTTCATCGCCCATCATTTTTTCAAATTCTGCTTTTAGATCTTCTAAAGCATCTTCTAAGTCATCAACTCTGTCTTCTACTTCTTCTTCTGAATCAGCTGGTGCTTCTGCATCGTCAGATGCTTCGTCATCGCCTTCTTCATTAGTTTCTTCATGCTCAATTTCTTCAGCACTAGTATCAGCTTCGTCTTTAACCGCATTAATTAAGTCTTCTTCAGAATCACCTGAACCAGCTACTGTTTCTTCAACTTCAGTTTCAGCATCAGCTTCTGTAGTTTCTTCAACAGCTTCTTCGTCTTTTGATTCTGTTTCAGTTACTTCTTCGTCTTTTGCTTCTTCTTTAGTTTCTTCTACAGCTTCCTCTGTTGAATCGTCTGTAGTTTCAGTAGTAAGATCTTCTTCGATCTCGTCTGTCTGGTTGTCGATTAATTCTTCATGAATTTTTCTAGCTTTCTCAACAATTACATCATGTAAAAGCTCTTGAGCTTTGTCTGATTCATTGTTTACTAGATATTCTAGAACTTGTTCTAGTTTTGATCTCGTTGTAGACATATCATATCTCCTAAATCTTATTCACGTGAATATATTTAGACACGTATTTCGTGTCGACTATAACTTATATTTAACATAATTATAGGATATTATAGGCAAAGAAGCCTATTTTGAGCCATTTTTCAGGCTATTTTAAATAAAACCGTAATATTGGGCTTTATTGTACTGGTTGTGCGTACATTGTAGCTACAAATTCTTTATTTTTCTCAAAATCAGCTTTACGCATTTCACGTACTTTACGCAACTTATTCAAGTGCTTTAAAGTTAGTTTAGTTTTACGGCTATCAGTAATTTTAGCTTGATGAAACTGATCATCTTCTGGAAAATAGGTTTCTTTAATAACTTCTTTATAACGCATAATAATATTTACCTTTTTATACCTTTTCTAGCTCTTCCACGTAACTTCTTTAATGATGTATTCATTTTTTTAGTACGTATTGAAGCTGGACTGTACTTTTTAGTATATGTAGATCTTTTACCTTGAATTCCACCTTTTGCTCTACGTGTACCTTTCATTCTATTACTTTGCTGTACGTTTAATGGTGCGTTACACGTTTCTGGTTTAGCAACAATACGTCCTTTCCGTGGACCAGATGGACAACGAAACTTTCTAGTTAATTGTCCTTTCTTTTTTGTTCCAAATTTTCCTGGATTTCTACCAAATATTTGAAAGTGTCCAGATTGCTTTTCATTAACAATATCTTCAAAACAATATAAATCTGTGTTGCTAACTTCGTAAATTTTCATACTAATATACCTTCAGTATTATTTATAATAATAAAGTGTGTATTAATACTATGCTTGATCTGTTGGATTTGGTTCACCGCCACCTATTGGTGGAGTTTCGCCTGTTGCCTCTGGTGCATCTACTCCAGCATCTGCGTCTGGTTCACTCATTGGCATTGGTGCCGCACCTACATCACTTAATCCACCCATACCACCACTAATGTCATCTCCTTGTGGTGTTGGACCAGCCATGTCTGCGTTTTCTTCTGCCCATAATTTTTCATTTTGATAAATTTCAGATTCATCAAGTCCAAGGTAACGTTTCATTGCAAAACGTTTAGACATAAATGGAATACCTTGTAACTGTGTAAAGATACTTGTTTGTTGATTATCAATTTCAATTTGTCTGTATTTTCCAAAGTTCTGTGGCTCATTAAATTGTACTTCAAATGATCCTGAATCAATTTCAATACCTCTGTGCTTTAAAAACATTTTAAATTCGTGGTCAAGTGTTGGCATTACCATTGACTGTAAACGTTTACAATATTTTGTAAATCTAAATTCTTGTATGTATGCTGTACCTACTCTACCGTCAGTAAATGCTGAACCTGGATCTTCTGGTGTTGATGGCAAATAACTTGATGGAATTCTTAAACCTTTCATCAATTTATTATTAAAGTATTTTAAATCATCAATCTCACCTAAGTTTTGACCACCTGGTAATGTTTCAACTTTTGATCCTCTACCTTCAGCCGTTTGTGCAAAGAAATAATCTTCAATCATTGACAATGGATTATAAGCGGCATCCATTACGTTTGCACCACCACCTGTTTTATTTGGAATACGTTTTTGGTGTATTTCGTTTTTAACTCTTTCAATAAATGCCATTGCTTTGTTTGTTGGCATATTACCTACGTCAATATAAAACACTCTACGTTCAGGTGCTCTTTGAACTCTGTAAATAATAATAGCATCTTCTAATAATTCTTTTTGCTTGTATACTTTAAATATACTTTCTAATACTGATGTACCAAAAGGCCAAAATCTGTCCATGCCTTCTGATAATGAAATGTGTGCAATATGTGATGCATCAATTGGTGTTGTTTTTACTTCTTGTGTAAATCTACCACCTGTTGCTGTACTAACTGCTGTTGTTACACCTTGATATTTTGCATCTGTGGCAAAAGGCATACTACCACCTTGGAAAGCAAT